ATATTAATATGCAGCTTAATAATACAAATAGCAAAGACGCGTATTGCAGTGATCCGAGTTTATGGGTTGATTATATTTATTTAGATACGGATGAAAGAAGAAGATTCGCACAGGTTTCTCACGAATATTTAATTGAACAAGTTCAAAAACAAACATTTAATGTTGATAATATTACACAAAATTTTAATTTACATTTTAATCATCCAGTAAAAGAATTGCAGTGGATTTTTGTAAGAAAAGACACAGATCTTGATCCTTGTGAACCAGTTATGTCAGAAAAAGACTTATGTAGTAATGATTGTGTTGACAATTGTAATGTTATTTTAAAATTAAATGGACAAGATAGATTTCAAGAACAAAAATTAGGATTTTTTGCTGATTATCAAAAATATAAATATCACACAGGTACTGGAAATTTATGTAATTTAGATGGGGATTTAGATTTAAATATATCTACATTGGAATATGTTATACATCAAATGACTAAATCGCCAATTACTACAAAGATGGGCACCAACGACATGTCCCCCTCGTCCGCCGGTACTTTAAGTGGTTTTTCGAATGATGACTCCTCGGTGCTCCAAGCAGATATGATTACTGAAATAACTACAACCAATAATCGTAACTCAAAATGTCCTGTATACACTTATAGTTTTGCTTTAAAACCCGAAGAACATCAACCATCTGGTACTTGTAACTTTTCAAGAATTGATAGTTCATCTTTAAATTTCAACGGTATAAACTCCGCAGTTGCCGCCAGCGGCGCAAAATTACTTGTTTATGCAGTCAATTACAATGTATTAAGAGTCATGAGTGGAATGGGTGGTTTAGCTTACTCTAATTAATTTAATTACTTTTTTATCTTTCGTTTTATATTATTTTTTTTTCTAAGTTTATTATATAAATAAAATGGGTGGCGGTATTATGCAACTTGTAGTTAAAGGTGCCCAAGATGTTTATTTAACAGGTAATCCACAAATTACTTTTTTTAAAGTTGTATATCGAAGACACACAAATTTTGCAATGGAATGTATTCAACAAACGTTAAATGGAAATATTGGATGGGGAAATACAATTTCAAGTGTTTTAAGTAAAAGTGGTGATTTGGTTTACAAAATGTATTTACAATGGAAAAAACCATGGGAAGAATCTGACACAGGAATATCAGATCATTATCTTGTTCCTCATAATTTTGGACATTTTATGATTGATTATGTTAGTATTGATATGGGTGGTCAAGAAATTGATCGTCAAACTGGACACTGGATGGAAGTTTATTCAAGATTAAACTTTCCAAATAATGATAAAACAATCGGACAATATTCAAGAGAAATGATAAATTTATCGGATTATGTACCTTATAATCCACATTACGAAGCTTTTGATGGTATTTATCACGTTGGTTTAAATTTTAGTGACACTACTAATACATTACCAAAAAATGACGTTAATTTAAGACATTTACAACCTTATAATATACAACAAAATACTCCATTTCAACAAATGACTGGTGCATCGGGATGTAATGGTTGTAATTTAAAATCAGGCGATGTTCCAGAAATTTTACAAATTCCATTGCAATTTTGGTTTTGTAGAAATCCTGGATTAGCTTTACCAATAATAGCATTACAATATCATGATGTAAAAATAAATTTAAAATTTCAAAATCAATTTACTCAATTGATAAAAACTGATGGTATTTTTGATAATGTTCATTCAACTGGAAATATTTTAAACACAAATTCATTAAATACATCTGCGGGTGATAAATCAGCACAAATGTTAGAAAAAGATTTATTACAAGATAACGTTGAATTATGGTGTGAGTATATATTTTTAGATGAACAAGAAAGACAAAGATTTGCTCAAGTTTCACATGAATATTTAATTGAACAGGTTCAATATGATGAAAAAACAATATCAAGCTCCGAAGATTCATCATTTTCATTAAATAAATTTAATCATCCAGTTAAAAGTTTAATATTTACATCAAATTGGGGTAAATTAAATAAAGTCGAGAACGTAATGAGTGATACGACTAATAGAAATTTTTATCCATTCGTTAACACAACCAACTCGAGACAAAGTCCCCCAGTTGAACCATTTTATTCAATTCCTGGATCATTGCCTTGCATAGGTGATAGCCAAACTACATTAACATTAAAATTTAATGGCAATAATCGTTTTGATCAAGATAAACCTTGGTATTATTTTTCAAGATATCAAACAAATTATTATTATAAAGGTCCAGCAAATTTATACTCTCATTTAAATATTCTAATTGGAGGAGAAGGACAAATAAATTATGGTAATTTTACAAATGCTAATGCATTTGGAACTTTTTCTTCAAATAGTAATTCTAATCGTGTTGGTGATAGTATTGGAGTTTACAGTTTTGCATTAAAACCGGATGAACATCAACCATCAGGAACATGTAATTTTTCAAGAATTGATGATTGTAATTTAAAGATATCAAACCCAACTGTATTTAAACCAGAAAATACACCTCAAACAATGATAGTATATGCAGTAAATTATAATGTTTTAAGAATTATGAGTGGTATGGCTGGTTTAGCTTATTCAAGTTAATTATTTATAGTTAATTATTATAGTTAATTATTATATTTAAAAATAAATATAATAAATATAATTATAAATGGGTGGAGCTTTATTACAATTGGGTTCATATGGATCTCAAGATGTTTATTTAACAGGTAATCCACAAATTACTTTTTTTAAAGTTGTATATAGAAGACACACAAATTTTTCTATGGAATGTATTCAACAAACGTTAAATGGAAATATTGGATGGGGAAATACAATTACAAGCAATTTAAGTAAAAGTGGTGATTTGGTTTACAAAATGTATTTACAATGGAAAAAACCAGACTCAGACGATTTTAAAGGTAATTCTACCTTTATCATTCCTCATAATTTTGGACATTATATGATTGATTATGTTAGTATTGATATGGGTGGTCAAGAAATAGATCGCCAAACTGGACACTGGATGGAAGTTTATTCAAGATTAAACGTTCCAAACAATAAAAAAACAATCGGACAATATTCAAGAGAAATGATAAATTTATCAGAATATGTACCTTATAATCCACATTACAAAGCATCATTAGCTATTACTAGTAATGGTATTTATGACACCAGTAATTTAGATTTTAATAACAGCGATAATGATGGTTATTTAAAAAAAAATGACGTTAATTTAAGACATTTACAACCATACAATATACAACAAAATACTCCATTTCAACAAATGACCGGCGCATCGGGTTGTAATGGTTGTATTTTAAACCGAGACGACGTTCCAGAAATTTTACAAATTCCATTACAATTTTGGTTTTGTAGAAATCCGGGATTAGCTTTGCCAATAATAGCATTACAATATCATGATGTAAAAATAAAATTAAAATTTCAAGATCAATATATGTTAAATGCCGACAAAACCAGCAACGCTCTATTTCCAGATAGTAAGTTATTAAATAAAACAAATCAAAATGTAGAATTATGGTGTGAATATATATATTTAAGTGATCAAGAAAGAAGAAGATTTGCACAAGTTTCACATGAATATTTAATTGAACAAATTCAATATGTTGATATAGATTATACAAAAAATAATAATAGTTTTAAATTAGATAGTTTTAAGCATCCTATAAAAACATTTATATTTAGTTCAAATTGGGCTAAACCAAAAAGCTTTGTAAATTACAGACCAGAAGAAAACTCCCGTCTTTATCCATTCTGGAGGGGTGGGATGCCCATTTCAGCCAGCCGCCCCCTGGTTAAAGAAAATGTCATCCCTGGTTATTTACCTTGTTTAGGAACTAATCAAACAAAACTATCATTAAAAATAAACGGAAATAATCGTTTTGATGAAAATAAACCTTGGTATTATTTTTCGAGATATCAAACAAAATATAATTATAAAGGTCCAGTAAATTTATATTCAAGTTTAAATTTATTGACGTGTGGTGAAGGACACGCCTTTCGTGGAGAATCACCAGATAATACTAATAATAGATTTGAAATCAATGATGAATTTAAAAATTATATTGGAGATAGTATTGGTGTTTATAGTTTTGCTTTAAAACCCGATGAACACCAACCCTCGGGTACGTGTAATTTTTCAAGAGTTGACAATTGCACTTTAACCATTAAAGATAATTACTCAGATGACACAGATGAATCTTTTCCTTTAGTAGTTTACGCAATAAATTATAATGTTTTAAGAATTATGAGTGGTATGGCTGGTTTAGCTTATTCCAGTTAATATTTTTATTTAAAATATAATAAATATTATTATAAAATGGGGGGTGGAGTAATTCAATTAATTACTTATGGTAAACAAGATGTTTATTTAACTGGAAATCCACAAATTACTTATTTTAAAACAGTTTATAGAAGACATACAAATTTTGCAACAGAATGTATTCAACAAAGAATAGAAGGAAACATTAATCGTGGTTCTAAAGTAAAATGTAAAATAGCTAGAGACGGAGATTTAATTAGTAATATATATTTTGAATTTGAAAGTCAAGCGACAGATTATCCAATTAATTTGGGTAATTATATGTTTGAAAAAGTTGATTTATTGATTGGTGATCAATTAATCAGTTCATTAACTGGACATTATATGTATATTCATAGTTTACTAACACAAGATTTTACAAAAAAAATAAAATATACTCTTATGATAAATCAAAATGATAACAAAATAGGAAAATTAATGATACCCTTACCTTTTTGGTTTTGTAATAATTCAAGTCAAGCAATTCCATTGATTGCTTTACAATACAGTGAAGTTGTTTTAAACATTGAATTTAAAAATTTTATCAACAATACTTATCAAGGTATATTTAACGATAGTACCGGTGAAGTTTGGGTTGAATATATATTTTTAGATACGAATGAAAGAAGAAGATTCGCACAAGTTTCACATGAATATTTAATTGAACAAGTTCAATTTGAAAAAAAAAAAATTTCAGAAAGAACTGTAATAGATTTAAATTTTAATAATCCAATAAAAGAATTAATATTTTCAACAGATTTCAATGAAGATGGAGTGATAAATAAATTAGTCGATACTGACGATACTGCCGATACTGAAATACCAACAATATCAATGACATTAAATGGAAACGATATTTTTCAAAAAAATAGAAATTTATATTATTTTACAAGAACTCAAATATATGAAAAACATTCTGGTGAAATCGAGGATCGAATCGGTGTATTTAGTTTTGCTTTAAGACCAGAAGAACACCAA